AAGTTTATTCTCACACAGGAGCGCTGGCAAAACATATTAAAAGATTTTCTTTTGATGAAAATTTTTATAAAATGTATTGGGATAATGTAGATAAAATAATACAATAAAAATACCCCACCAAATTAATGATGGGGTATTAAATTAATATTTATTGCTTACATGGATATTTGTTGTACCATTCTTGATACCGTTTTCCATTTACAGAAGTCCATGCAGACCAATTTTTTCCACCATTGGTCATATGAAGAGTAATCTGAGCATTTAATACTGGATTTAATAGTTCAACATTTGAATCTAACTCAAATTTTTCTCTACGATCTGATCCAAGTTCTCCAAGCATATTTATTTGAAATACGCCATAAGAACTATCTCCAGTTTTTACATTACCATTAAAGGCAAGAGGACGACCATTAGATTCTGCTTTAGCAATAGCACAAGCAGATCTTAAAGCCTTACCTTCAAATCCTACATGACGCAACATATCAACTAGTTGCTCATCAGTCAAACTATGAGCATTTTCATATTTTTCTAACTTTTTCTCTTTAGAAACCAAAAAAGCCACCTTTTGGGTGGCAGCCTTAACTGACTCTCTAATTAGTAAGTTATTTTCATTTGTAGCCTTTGCTGTACCTACAAAAACGGTACTGCAAATAACCATTGTTAATACCCCTAGCCAAGCATTAGATTCTCTCATTGTATAAAACCTCCTAGAGAACAAATGCTACCAAGTAGGTAGCATATATTAATTATACCATTGTTTGACCATTTAAGTCAAATACCCGCACAAAAATAAAAAATATTTATAATATTGTTATTAGTTAATGGTATAATGATTTAATTATGGCTACATTTAGAGATCAATCAACAGGTGCATATTCAATAGGATCCATTCCTCCAACAGTAACCTGGACAGTTGTAAAAGGCGATACTGCTGCATTTAGGGTATATGTAACAGATGATAATAAAGATCCACTAACAATTGATGAGTGGAATATTGAAATGGAAGTTAAAAGGCCAACCGTGGCGGGTAACCTAAGTGATGCTAACCCAACAAGTGTATTAACATTATATCCAGTAGCCACAGCAGAAGATGGAGATGGAGAATTTACAGTATCTTTAACATCTGCAGAATCAAGAAGTTTAAATACAGGCGATATTTTTGATATTGAATTAAGTGATGCAACCAGGGTTTGGACAGTTGCTCGTGGCACCCTAACAATTATTGAGGACATTACAAACGGTCAAGAGTCATAATGGCTTACATTGCAATTGCCGATAAAAGTTTAACATCTTCAAAAATTAAATCTAAAAATTACCCCAAAACAACCTTAATAGATATAAATAACACTACTACAATAGCAGACATTAAAAACTCTGTTAAAAATTTAATTCAAACAAATTATGCAAAACTAGAAATAAGGCCAGACAACAAAGAAGCAGTAATTTTAGAATTGCTTCCTTTTAGGGTAAGGTTTACCAATATTGGCCTTAATGTTGCAAGTGCAAATGTCCCTGGAATTGGGCTTCAAATAATTGGAATCAATAACTATATTCTTTAAGATATAATGATATAATAGCCCTATGGCAAGAACATCACTCACCACAGTTAAATCGTTGTTTGAAACTGGCGACAGGCCAACGCAAGAAAACTACGTTGACCTAATTGATACTACTGCTGCCAGATCAACAGATCTTGGCTCAGATGGTAATAATGAGTTAACAATTAACGGTATTGAAAACTCAACAGTGTTTGATAGTTTTTCCGCTTCTGAGTTTAGATCAATGAAATATATGATTTCACTCAAATATGTGGCAGGCGGTGCAAATAAGTACTCTGTCGCAGAATTAACAATATTGAATGATGGATCAGATGTATCTGTTACTCAATATGGAACAATTGAAAACGATGGGAATATTGGCACCATCTCTGTTTCAAAGGCTGGAGGTACAGTTTCATTAACTGTAGTTCCTGTGGGGGGAAGTACACCTATAACTCTACGCTACATGCGTATGGGATTAAAAACTTAACCAAGGAGATAAAAGATGGCAACCGTAGTAAAAGATTTTAGAGTAAAATCGGGTCTTATTGTTGAAGGAGAAACCGCAACAGTAAACAACCACGACATATTAACAGAAGCATTAGTAGATGCCAAAGGTGATTTACTAGTTGCTTCAGCAGCAGATACCGTAACCCGTTTACCAGTGGGTGCAAATTATTATGTGCTCACAGCAAATTCTGCAGCCGCAAACGGAATTGAATGGGCAGAACCACAAGCAGTTGGAGTATTTGAATCAAGCGTTATATTTGAAGGTGCAACAGCAGATGAATTTGAAACTACATTACAGGTAGCAGATCCAACTGCAGATAGAACAATTATAATTCCTGATATAAATGGAACATTAATTACAACTGGTGATACTGGTACAGTTTCAGCAACAATGCTTGCTTCAGATTCAGTAACTACCGCAAAGATTTTAAATGCTAACGTAACAGAAGCAAAATTGGCTTCAGATTCAGTAACTACTGTTAAAATTCTAAACGCTAACGTAACTGCAGATAAACTTGCTTCAAACTCAGTAACAACTGAAAAGATTGTTGATTCAAATGTAACAGCAGCAAAATTGGCTTCAGATTCAGTAACTACTGTTAAAATTCTAGACGCTAACGTAACTGCAGATAAACTTGCTTCAAACTCAGTAACAAATGCTAAGATTGCAGATTCAGCAGTAGATACAGCAGAAATTGCTTCAAGTGCAGTAACAACTGCAAAGATTGCAGATTCAAATGTAACTGCAGATAAACTTGCTTCAAACTCAGTAACAACTGCAAAGATTACAGATGCTAACGTAACTGCTGACAAACTTGCTACCAACTCTGTAGAAACAGCAAAAATTGTTGATGGAGCAGTAACTTCTGCAAAAATTGCTGACGACACAATTGTAAACGCAGATATCAACTCTGCAGCAGCAATTGATCAATCTAAGATTTCAAACTTAACTACAGACCTTGCAGCCAAACTAGCACTTGCTGGTGGCACAATGACTGGTGCAATTGCAATGGGTACAAACAAGATTACAGGTCTTGGAGATCCAACATCTGCACAAGATGCAGCAACAAAGGCTTATGTAGATACAACAGTTCAAGGTATTGACTGGAAAGCATCAGTACGTGCAGCAACAACTGCTAACGTAACAATTGCTTCTGCTCTTGAAAATGGAGACACTCTTGACGGAGTAACCCTTGCAACTGGAGATCGTGTTCTTGTTAAGAATCAAACAATTGGTTCACAAAACGGTATCTATGTAGTTCAGGCATCTGGAGCAGCAGTTCGTTCAACTGATGCAGATACAGGCGCAGAACTTACTTCAAACTTTGCGGTATTTGTAGAAGAAGGAACTATAAATGCTGATCAAGGTTATGTACTAACTAATGATGGCGCAATTACAGTTGGAACTACAGAACTTGCCTTTACTCAGTTTACTGGTTTAGGACAAATCATTGCGGGTACAGGATTAGACAAGACTGGAAACATTCTTGATATTGATTCAACAGTTGTAACTCTAGATGGAACACAGACTCTTACAAACAAGACTCTTACATCACCAACATTAACAAATCCTGCTCTTGGAACTCCAGCATCAGGTACTCTTACAAATGCAACTGGTCTTCCAGTATCAACTGGTATTTCTGGTCTTGGAACTAACGTAGCAACATTTTTAGCAACACCTTCTTCTGCAAATTTAATATCAGCAGTAACTGATGAAACAGGAACAGGTGCACTAGTATTTGCTAACACACCAACACTTGTTACTCCAGTTCTTGGTGCAGCAAGTGCAACAAGCATTGCTCTTCCAGATGCTCTTATGGGAAGTGCTCTTGCTACCGCATCAACTTCAGCAACAACAATTGATACATTTTCAGCAAGCACTTATTCATCTGCAAAGTATATTGTTCAGATGAAAAAAGCAGCAGACATTGAAGTAATTGAAGTTTTAGTTACTGTAGATGGATCAAACAATGTTTATTTAACAGAGTATGCAGATGTAATTAGTAATGCAGTATTAGGAACAACCAATGCTGTTTATAGCGGTGGAAACGTTCTCCTTCAAGTTACTGGTGCATCAGCAGATACTGATGTTAAAGTACACAAAACATATATTGAAGCATAATTAAAGAATAGAGGTTAGGAGTGCCAACTACTAATAGAGACTTTAAAGTAAAGCACGGCATTAACGTTGCTGAAGGCGGTACTTTTGGAGGAACTGTTACAGTTGCCACTCCTACTGAAAACGTACATGCTGCAACAAAAGCATATGTAGATACTGCAGTAAGTTCACCAACAATTCCAGTTAGTGGAACAGCACCAGCATCTCCAGAAAATGGAGATTTATGGTTTGATACTTTAACTGAACGTATTTATGTTTATTATAGTAGTGAGTGGGTTGCAATTGCAAATCTTGAAGATGCAGAAGAATTACAAGATCACATTCATGACACTGCAATTGATGGTAGTGGATTAGTAGTAAGCATTTTTAAAGATGCTGGATATTACTATGAACCAGGAGCATTATACGATGCTCGTTTTTACAACACGGTATCTTGGGATGAAACCTGGGATGGCGGAACAGCAATAGATAATTTTAACTAATTATCTGTTATAATACAATTAGTAATAAGGAGTAATAATGGCAACCAGAATGCAACAGCGCAGAGGTACTGCAGCACAATGGACAAGTGCTGATCCAATTCTTAATGCAGGTGAAATGGGTTGGGAATCAGATACTAATAAATTTAAAATTGGTGATGGAACAAACCACTGGGCAAACCTAGACTACTTTGCTGATATTAACTCTACTGTAAATCCTGCTTTTGGTTCAAGTATTACTTTTGAAGGCGCTACCGCCGATTCTTATGAAACGGTATTACAAGTAACAGATCCAACTGCTGATCGCACCATCACTCTTCCAAACGTAACTGGTACAGTTATTACAACTGGTAACCTTTCAGACATTACCGATATTGGTGTATTTACTTCAACAATTGTAATGGAAGGTTCTACAGCAGATGCCTATGAACTTACACTTTCAGCAGGGGATCCAACTGCAGATCGTACAATAACATTTCCAGATTCAACAGGAACCGTAGCACTTACAAGTGATATTACAGTAACTGCTTCATCAACAAATACATTTTCTAATAAATCAATTGCTTTAGGTTCAAACACAGTAACTGGTACACTCGCTCAATTTAATACAGCAGTTACTGATGCTGATTTTGCATCTTTAGCGGGTAGTGAAACATTAACTAATAAATCAATTTCGCTTGGCTCAAACACAGTAACTTCAACACTTGCTCAATTAAATACAGCAATTTCAGACGCTGACGTAGCCTCACTTGCTGGTTCAGAAACTCTTACAAATAAGTCAATTTCATTAACATCAAATACATTGACTGGTACAAAGGCAGAGTTTAATTCAGCAATGTCAGATGCTGATTTTGCAACAATCGCAGGCTCTGAAACTCTTACAAATAAAACCCTTACAAGTCCAGTAATATCATCTATTACTAATGGTGCTGCTACTATTACATTACCATCAAGTACTGGAACTTTAGCATTAACAACTGATATTCCTGCAGGAGTTGTTACAACTAGTGATAGTGGTACCGTAACAAGCACAATGATTGCTAATGGAACAATTACAAATGATGACATTAATGCTTCCGCTGCAATTGCACAATCTAAAATTGCAGATTTAACTACAGATCTTGCTGCAAAAGCATCTCTTTCAGGAGCAACTTTTACTGGAGCGGTATCAGGGACAGACCTAACTCTTTCTGGTAACTTAACAGTAAATGGAACCACCACAACCATTGATTCAACAACAATTGCAATTCAAAATGCTTTTGTGTTTGAAGGCGCCACTGCTGATGCTTTTGAGACTACCCTTACACTTGCAGACCCTACAGCAGATCGCACATTAACCTTACCAGATGCAACAGATACATTAGTAGGTAAAGCAACAACAGATACACTTACAAATAAGTCTATTTCTCTTGGCTCAAACACAATTACTTCAACCTTGGCTCAACTAAAAACCGCAGTTACAGATGCAGA